CAAAACATTCATTAGTAATATTTCAGGAGGCGACAAATTAACTATAAGGTCTATGGAAAGTACCATAGGTTACTTGTTACACGCATACAAGAATTTTTCATATTGTCCTGCCGTAATTTTAAATGATGAGGTTATATCTGAGAATCCTGAAGGAGGGACAGGTAAAGGTTTGTTTATGAATGCCATCAACCAAATGAAAAAATTAGTTGTAATAGATGGTAAAGCTTTTAATTTTGAAAAATCATTTGCATATCAATTAGTATCTGCTGATACACAAGTACTATGTTTTGATGATGTAAAAAAACATTTTGATTTTGAAAGACTATTTAGTGTTGTCACGGAAGGACTAACATTGGAAAAGAAAAATAAAGATGCAATCAAGATACCATTTAATAAATCTCCAAAGGTTGCAATCACAACTAACTACGCAATTAAAGGTAAGGGTAATTCATTTGAGAGAAGAAAATGGGAGTTAGAGTTTAAACAATTTTATACAAAAGACTTTACACCATTGGTAGAGTTTGGTAAACTTTTATTCTCTGAATGGTCTCAAGAAGAATGGTGTATATTTGATAATTATATGGTAGAAAATTTAATGTTCTATCTTAAAAACGGACTATTAAAATCTAAGTTCAAAAACTTATCTATTAGAAAGCTATCAGCTGAAACTTGTCACGAGTTTATAGAATGGTGTGGTTTGATTGATGGGATTGCTAAACACGATTCATTAAAATTTGATCAAAAAATTTATAAAAATGAACTATATTTAGAATTCATTCAAGACAATCCTGATTATGCACCAAAAGCAAAGATGACAATATCCAGGACTGCGTTTTATAAATGGTTAAAAGCTTTTGCTATTTTTACAACAGGACTAGAGCCAATGGAAGACAGAGATATGAATGGTAAGTGGATGATAATATACACGGATAAAAACAAAAAAGTAAAACCTAAAGATGAGTTGGAGTTCTGATTTTAAATGGTGTATTGATAACGATTGGCAAGTTTATGTAAAGCCAATAAATACAATGTACTTTAAAATAGCAATTAGAAAAGGAGGTATATCCACAAATGGTAAAGATAAATTTTATGATGCTAAAAAAAGTATTACATTATACAGTAAAGAACATTTAGGAAAAATAGAATATAAAACTCAGAAAAAAGCAATGGACAAATTGCCTGAAGTTTACAAATACCTCCGAGAAACCTATGGATAAATATGACCCTTTTGAGGGTGTTTTTGATGAATATGATGATGAAGAATTACACTGGGCTATGTTGAATTCATACGATGTTATTGTAAATGACATTAAGATTGAAGACATAGTAATTACAGATGTAGAATTTTTTATTCACGATATAAGTTCGAAAGTTAAAAAATAATCTATAGATATTTTGATAGCATATTTTGAAGAAACAGAAGAGTATGAAAGGTGTGCTGTATTATTAAAAATAAAAAACAATTTAGATGATTGACAAGATTCATAAAAAAGAAATAGCCGTTATAAATTTTCTCAACGAAATCTATGATTGGAATTTATCTCACGCAGGTATGGACTACGAACACTATGATGCTATAGGTTACACCAGAAAAGGTAATGGTTGTATTATGGAAATGAAATTCAGAACAACGCATTATGAAGATATGATGTTGGAGAAAAAAAAATATCAATGGCTTATGGAAACATCGTTTCCAAAATACGAGCATAAGTTTTATTTGGTGCAAGATCCAACAGGAATTTATATTTTCTGGTTAAACGATATAGATATGAATGTATTGACTACAGAAGATATGAACTGTCCCCCAACAACGTATTTTACTGAGTCTCCAAAAATAAATAAGGAGGTTTATTTATTGCCAAAACAATGGGCATCAGTAAAAATTTTAAATTATGGAATTTAGAGAATACCAGAAACGAATTATTGACAAGGCTTTACAGATAATAGATATAAGAAAATTTATATACTTATCTATGGAGGTTAGAACAGGTAAAACACTTACATCACTAGGTATCCTGGACAAGATAAAAAACATAAACAAAGTATTATTTATTACTAAGAAAAAAGCAATAGGCAGTATTTACGAGGATTTTAAAATGTTGAAACCAACCTATGAACTGCTTGTAATAAACTATGAATCACTACATAAGATCGATGAACGTGGATGGGATGCTATAGTTTGTGACGAGTCACATAGTATGGGTGCATTTCCAAAACCAAGTAAAAGAGCAAAACAAGTTAAGCAATTAATAATAAATAACAATCCTTTTGTAATATTTTTATCTGGAACTCCTACTCCAGAATCATTTAGTCAAATGTACCACCAGGTATATGGATTAAAAAACAATCCGTTCAGAAAGTATTCTAATTTCTATAAGTTTTCTAAAGACTATGTTTTAGTTAAACAGAAGCGAATAGGATCTTTTATGGTAAATGATTACTCTTTAGGTAAACAAGAAATTCTTGATAAAATGAAGCCATTTACTATATCATATACGCAAAGAGAAGCAGGATTCAAATCAAAAATAAATGAAGATATAATTTATGTTGATGCACCTGATATGATTATGAATCTTTGCAGTAAACTAAAAAAAGATTTAGTTATTGAAGGCAAGGAAGATGTTATACTTGCTGACACTGGGGTAAAACTAATGCAAAAACTACATCAAATGTATAGTGGAACTGTTAAGTTTGAAAGCGGTAAGTCTATGGTGTTAGATACATTTAAGGCTCAGTTTATCTATGATAATTTTTGTACTCAAAAAATAGGAATATTTTATAAGTTCAAAGAAGAACTTAATGCTATAAAAAAAGTGTATGGTGACAATATATGTACTGATCTTGAAACATTTGACAGTACTGATAAATCTATAGCATTACAAATTGTTTCTGGTAGAGAAGGAATAAGCTTAAAGAAAGCTGATATACTGTTGTACTACAATATAGACTTTAGTGCCACAAGCTATTGGCAATCAAGAGATAGGATGACAACTAAAAATAGATTAGAAAATAAAGTGGTTTGGGTTTTTACAAAAGGAGGAATCGAACCAGATATTTATAAAGCAGTAAGCAAAAAAAAGGATTACACGTTAAGACATTTTAAAAGAGATTTATTAACTTTAAATTAAATACAATGATAAACGCAATTGGTTGGCTAATAGTAGCCTGGGTAGTAATGGTAGTAGGAAAAGCAATAGCTAAAATAATATTTCCTGAAGACTGGGAGTAATGACAGAACAACAAATACAAGCAAAAAGAATCAAGCAGTTAGAGGCTGAGGGATATTACGTTATCAAGCTTATAAAAACAAATAAAAATGGTATACCTGATCTTGTAGCTATACCACCTAACTGCAAGGTTTTGTTTTCTGAAATTAAAAAACCTAATGGAGTTCTTTCTGTAATACAAAAATATAGATTAAAAGAATTAGAAAAGCACGGTGTAATAACCGAAATATATAAAGGATGAAATATACTGAAATAAACTATAACTTTGTTCTTGGATATTATGTTGTCCCTGAACCTAAAAAAGAAGTTAAAACCACTATTGATACTATTAAAAAAATTATCCAGGACGAAAGCGGAATAGATAATATTTTGAAAAATAGTAGAAAACGAAGCTATGTTGATGCTAGAAGAATATTTTATCACATACTACGAAACTATCACTACTTAAGTTTAGATAAAATAGGTAAGCTATGTGGAAATAGAAACCACGCAACAATATTACATAGCCTAAGAGATATTGATTTTTTAATTAAATCAGATCCAGACATAGCAAGTTTGTTTAATCGTGTGAGTGACAGGGTTTTAAATTTAAAGACAGAAAAACAATTGTTATTAGAAAAAATAGAAAGATTAGAGAAAGAGTTATTAACATTAAAAAAAGAGAAAAATGGAATATACATTTAAAGATTTAGAAAAAATTACTGAGTTTAGTTCTTGGTCTGACGATAAAAAAATAGATGAACTATTCAGGATAGATTGTTATATGTATACAAATCTGGGTAAAGACTCAACAAAAAAAGAAGTTGAAGAAACTAAAAGAAAGTCTAAAATAATTTACAGAGCTATTACTAAAATTGATAAAAAAATAGGAAAAAGCTTAATTACAGCCCTCGACTAGTTAATAACTTTTTATTTAGAAAATTAAAATTTTTTGTAGATTGAGAGAACCTGTAAAAAATGCCACTAAATAAAAACAGTCAGAATGCAATAAATTACATTAATATGTTGATGTCAAATATTAATGAATTAACTGACGAAATTTACGAATCTCTTATGGATGAGGATAATGAATCATTAAACTCAAACATAAAAGAGCTTATATCCGTACTAAGGGATACTCAAAAACTAACTGAAGATGAGTTCTAATGAATCAGTTAGAGTATGTAAACAATGTAAAGTTTCCAAACCATTAACAGAATTTAACAAGGACGGCAAGTATTTTAGAACCGAATGCAAAAAATGTATTCTTGTTGTTAAAAAACAAAGAAGGCGTAACAAAAGAATATGGTTGAGGGAATATAAAGAGAAACTCGCTTGTAGTGTTTGTGGGTATTCAAAAAAAACAAACAAAAGTTTTCGTAGCAGAGCATTGGAATTTCATCATAAAAATAATGATAAAAGTTTTTCAGTCAGCAATGGTATTGCTCAAGGAAAAGGACTTGAAACCATTAAGAAAGAAATAGAAAAATGTATTGTTGTTTGTTCCAGGTGTCACGCTGAGATTCATTCATCAAAATAAACCCCCTCCTGATTTCTTTTTACCACCTAACAATGGTCCACCACTAGATCTTCTCTTTTTAGTTTTCTTTTTTGGCTTTGTCTTTCTTTTTATAGGAATGCCTGAACCACCTTTACTTTTATTTTTTCCGCTTTTCTTATAAGATTTCATATTGTATTTAATAATAGAACCCGCCTCAGAAGGCAATCCTCCTAATCCATATAAGAAATATAAAAATGCATTAACACCAACCTCTCCTTTTAATGAAGGATCTATCTCTCTTTTTTTACCATAATTATCTTTATAAGATCCTGTCGTACTCATTTGTATCATCTCTACAAGATCATCAAAATTTTTCTTTTGTATACCCAAAACCCCTAATTGATCAGTAAGTGTTTTTTTGTCATTAGCAAAAAACTGAAAAGGATTTTCATCAGTGCTAACTACTTCTATCATTTTGTTTACACCAGCCATAATTTCATCATCTATAACAGGAATAGGGGATAAAATATCTGTGGCAACATTACCAGCTCTACCTTTAATTCTGTTTTCAAAAGATTTTCTTTTATCTTCTTCATCATCATCACCAGTTATTCCTTGTGATACAGCAGCTAATCCTTGAGTAACAGCCAATCCTAGTAAATTAAACACAGCAGTTTCTACACCTAAACCAGCTAAAGATCTATAAGCAGTTCGCTTATCTTCTTTTGTAGCTGTTTTGCTTGTTGCTATATTTATATCAGTATACATTCTTGTTTTTTGATTCGTAAGAAAGTTAGCAAATGGAAATAATGTTTTACGAGCAAACTGCTTAGCAAAACTTTTTCCCCTAAACAAATCTCCTTGCAAGGCTATATCAGAAACATTCTGTTGTCTTCCCACTTGTTGCTCTGCAAAAGCACCAGCTTGTTTATTTACCTTGTGATTGGACCAGTCAATATTAGAAGGATCTATTCCTTGTTTTTTTAAGTCATTCATATAGTAAGCCATCCAGGAAGCCTGTGCCGCAAACCTATCTGGATTTACTAGAAATTTTTGTAAGTATTCTTTTTGAACTTCCAATATAAGTTTTCCACCCCTCTTCCAACCGCCTTCAGCAGCTCGATCAATTTTTGAAGTAATACCATCTAAGTTTGTTATAGACTGTAGTCCCCTATTAGCAATTTCATATCCAGAATTTGCTAACCATTTTTGAGCCTCAGTATTTGATGTCATCAACTGAATTCCTTTACCGACAGATCCTAGATCAAACATTAGATTTGTAGCCGTGTTAAACAAAGGAACTAATTGTTTGGGTATTTGTGTAGGTCCACCTAAAACCCTAGATACTCCAATACCAGCTATACTATTCATTAGTTTTATAATCTCTTTTTCTGTTGCTTGCTCACTAACGCCTCTTTTTTCATTCACATAATTCTGAAACTTACTAAACAAAAGTCTTCTATTATCCGCATCAGGAATCAAAATTTTAAAAGCAGGATTCATATTTTTTGAAGTACCCATAAAGCCTTTCATTATTTGTATACTTTCAGCTGTTTCTAGATCTGTTAATGCATCTTTTAGGTTACTTATGTTTAAAGAATCAAAACCTAAATTAACAACCCTTCCACTAGGCAAGTTATTACTTGGTTGTTTAGCCATTAACACACCAGCTTCTTTGTCATAAAATCTCTGAGACGTTCCTTGAAATTGTGGGTCTCCAATTTCTTGATCAACAGAGCCACCTTGATCTTTTAATAAACTAAATGAGTCTGGCGTATAGTTTAAATCTTTACCTAAAACTCTATTGTATACATTTAGAGATACATTTTCTAACTCTGGTCTAACTTTTGACCACTCAGCTGTCATCCAATCTACAGCTTCTTTATTTATAGGGTCTACTTTATTGTCTAAATCACTTATTGTGTTTGAGTCAGCAAGTATTTTGTCGTAAACTTTCTGTATTACTTCTGCTTTTTTTGTTTCTCCCGTGTCATTTAAGCGTTTTATAGTTTTATTAATTAAGTTCTTTCTTCTTTCAAACTCATTTTTCTGCTGGTCTTTTGTTCCGTCCACAGTTCTTCTCATAAAAGCAAACATACCTCTCTCTGTATCGTTTTCAGCAGTATTAAAGTCTGTACCATTTGGCTGTGTTTTTGTAGTGCCTTTAACTGCATTCATTCTGCTAGTTGGCTTTATAAACTTATCTACATAAGCTTCTGCAATATCGTTAGATAATTTTTCAGCTTTCGCTACCCCATTTCTAAATCCATCAAAACCAGATAACTTATTAAAAATTCTAGCTGTAGATGTACCTTTAAACAGGTTCTCCATTATTCTAGGCGTGTTCCCTAAATACTTATACCAGGTGTTTGCAAATTTTTCAGAACCAAAAAGCTTTAATTTCCGTGCTGGCTTTAACTTTTTATTAGCTTCAATAACGTTCTTCATTCCTTCATTACGTTTAGTTGTAGCTACAATTCCACCAGTCCCTTGGTTTACAATAAAATTAACCATAGCATCTAAAGCTTCTAGCTTTTCTTTAGCGGTAGTCATCAAGTCAATATCAACTTCCATAAACTCTTTTATAACTTTCTGATCAGCCTTACTTATAACTAAAGGCTCACCGCTAATAGGATCAATTCTATTTTTTATTATATCATTAATAGCTCCCTTATATGCTTCAAATGCTCTTTTAACACCTTTAGTTATAACAGCGTCTTTGTCATTAGCCATTTTTTCATTAGCTACTGTAACGTCTTCATCGTTTGATTTTTCTAAAATAGACCTCATCTCATCAATAGTAAACTCACTAGAGTCAAGTCCTGTTAAATCACTAAATGCCTGTGCTTCTGCCTTTCTTATAAGATCAACCTCATTCTTTAATACCTTAGATGTATAATTGTCTAACGCTTTTATGTCTACAGTTCCAGCAAAAATTAAATTACCTTCTTTGTCAGTTTTGGTTTTAGTTAAACCATTAATAACTTTCTGTGCATTTTCTAAATACAAGTCTAAATCCTCAACTAAGTTAGGATCAATCTTATTAAATTGCTTTGCAGCTATAGAAACCTCAGCATCTAACGTATCACTTTTTAAAAGTCTTTTTATTTTTTTATTTAAGTTCTTAGCATTATCAAACTTCTCAGCATTAACAGCATCTATGTTTACTTTAGTTACATACTCAAGTACTTGATTTACTAATCTTGGATTATTAAGATTAACACCAGAAATCTTTTTAATTAAAGACTTTGCTTTTTTTGTTGATATAATTTTTGATTCTAATAAATCCTGGATAGCATCTGAAAGTTGTTTTCTTCTAGTTGTCTGATCTTTTTTAGACTCCCTGTACGCTTTATTCCAGTTCTTCCAGAACTTTTTTCTGTTTACATTCTCGCCCTCTTGTTTTGTTTTATCTGAAGAGGTTTTCTTTTTACCTAATATTTTATCTGGCGAAGGACCTTTTTTCTTTCCAAATACACCAGGCTCAGAAGCTTCCTTCTGTAGTACATCTTTACTTTTCTTTTGAGTCTCACTAATAGGCTCTCTGTTAGGGTCAATGTTATTTACAGTTTTAATGTTTGTTGGTGTTGGTTTTAAACCTGTTAACTGTTCAAACTTAGCCTCCAAATCTTTTTCAACCTGAGAAGTACCCGTTTCAATATCTAATTTACCAGTAGGGTTAGCAGTTATAAAATCTATAACATCCTGTATATATTGACTTTCGTTTTCAGAAGTATATCCATCCAGCTCTTGAACTCTTGCATCTAAATCAGATGCTGGGTTTTGCCCAAATTTATTTTTGTTTTTAAACCAGAACCTTTTCATTGCTGAAGTAATGTTATTTCTGTCACCATACTTAACATAGTCTGCTTCAGTAATTTTCCCTATCTTTCCTTTTATATCTAAAGGGTCGACTAATCTTTCCTTCTCTTCTTTTGTTTTAGACTTTCTCTTTTTTCTTTCAGCATCAAGTGTTTCAGCAACCTCTTTTATATTGTTAGATCTGTCGGCAACAGCTTCAGAATACTGCTCTTCAGTTAAATTGGTATCACCTTCTAAGTCTAATTTATTTCCAGCATTAACATCAATAACATTTTCTAATATCATTTTGTTAGCCTTAGCCTGACTAGATCTATTCACTGGCTTATCTGTATTTTCTTTTACAGCCACTGGATTAGCAGTACCATCTGCGTTCATTTGTACCTGAATCTTTGTTCCAGGAACTACAAACTTTCGAGACTCTTGATCTATCTTTTCGTCTCTTTTTTTATTTAACTCATCAGATTTTACTTGTTGTTCTGGAGTTAGCGTTTTCTCATCAGTGACGGTAGTTTGACGTGTGTCTCCTTTTCCCACTCCTTGCAGTTCCACTTTATCGGTTTCCCCTGTTTCTTTGCTTCCGCCATCATCTGATAGCACTTGCTCCTCTGTTTTTGACTCTTGAATGGCATCTTGTTTTTCTTTTATTAGTTTATTTTGTTCTTTTAAAATGTTTTCTTCAGACTCTATAATGGCAGGCAGGTTTGCTTTTAACCTTACCTCATTCTCAGCCTTCAAAGAAGCCAAAGCATCATCTTTAGTTACATTAACATCTGTAGTTGTTTCTCCTCCAGAAGCTTCTATAGCTTGAGCAGTATCTTCTGCTTTTAAAATCTCTATTTGCTTGTCAACATCTTCAATCTTTTTATCTATATCTTCTTTTAATGGACCTTCTAAATTGCTTCGCTGATCCATTAATTTTCTTCTTTGATTCAAAAGAGCGGCAGCTTCTTCTTGATTACCACTCATAACAACCGAACCTTGTGTTTGGTTTAAAGCAGTTTGCATACTGTATATTTCCTGGTAAACTGACTTAGCATCAGCTACAGACATTTGACCAGAGTTAACCAAGTTCGCAATATCCTTTTCTATATTACTACTTAATGATGCAGCTCTTATTAAGTCTTTTCTTTTATTGTTAGATAAAAGTCTTTTAGATCCTACACCAGTTGTAGCAAGAACAGTTAGTATAGCTGTCTCAACAATATCCCTGCTTGATGTAGATTCATTTAAAATTTGTTTACCTACAGAATCATTAGCTAATCCATTTAAGATATTACCTGTAAAAAGCACTGGTAACTCTTCTATAAAAAGTTCTTTACCGTTTTCTTTAACTAAGTCTTTTACTTTATCCTGAAACACTTTACTGCTAACAACTGTTTTAGGTTTTAAAGCTAAGTCTTTTAGTATTTTTGGAAAGCTCTTTGTAGCTTCAAGTAGTTTTGTGTTTCCACCTGCTAATCCTGAAAATATTCCATCTAAGCTAGCTCTACCATTACCATACATTATAGCTCTAGACATAGCCTCTTCTTCAGGAACACCAGCCTCCATAAGTTGACTCTTAATATCATTAACTTCTCCAGCAACAGTAGACATATATGAAACAGAACCCATACCTATACCGCCAGGAACAGTGGTTTTTAAACCAGCTTTTTTAACTCCTTTTTGAATAGCTTTGGTTGCCCATTTTCCACCTTTTATTAGCCCCACTAAATTAACTAAAGTACCTACTGTACCTTGAGTAATTGATCCAGCTGACCATTCATACTCGTAGTTGGGAACTTTTTTTGCTAATTCATTTACTTCTTTAACCTCGTCATTAGTTAAGATACCACCCATAGATACCATTGTATTTATATCTACAATATCTCCTTCTGGGGTAACACCCACCTGTAAAGGTTTTCCTTTCCAGTTAATAGTAACAGGCTTTAATTTTTCTACAGTTCTTCTCTCAATAGTAGAGGTATCTAATGCACCATCAACAGTTCCTACTTCATTAGAAAGCATAGAGTCTAAGCTTTCATTTAAAGCTCTCAAGCCCTGCATTTCAAAACCAGCTAAATTACCTCCTTGTTCTACCCAAGATGGTATAACTGAGAAAATACCACCAATAAATCTCATTGCAGAGTCTGCTGCGGGTAACAAAACTGCATTTCCAAACCCTCCAGAAACATCTCCGTTTCTCTGGTCTATTATGTATTGCTCTCTTCTGTTTTTCTTAGCATCTTCAGATCCTTCAAGAGCAGGAAATAAGTTTATAATATTATACTGTCTTGATATGTTTTTAATCTGTTGAGCCTTTAATTTAGACTGAGCGTTTAGTAACTGTCTTCTTGTTTCTTGGTTAGTTTCAAACAATAATTTATTCTCAATAACAGATAAGTCATTTTCTATTTCATCACCCATACTATTAACGTATGCAGATAATTTCTTAAAATTTCTTTTGTCGTTTAGGTAGTCATTGTCAGAATCTGAGTTTATTAGATCTTGTACTTGTTGGTATACAAAACCATCTTCCTTTGTGTTTTCTGCTTCCCAAGCCTGATAATCAGAAACATCTATATCCATTTTAGATAGCAGTTCTGGATTTACAGTTTTAGCTTCTTCTATTTCATTGTACTCTTCTGGAGACATTATAAGTTTTTGAAACCAGTTTAAATTCTCATCTTTAACTTTTGGAGTAGTTCCAATAATACCTTTTGGTATTGTTCTATTACCAATTATTTTACCGTCTTCAGTAAAAGATAAGTTAGTGTTGTTTTTAGATTTTTGGAATTTTTTTAATAAGTCAACTCTGTTAGCTGATACTATTTTTTCTGTATCCTCAACGCCTTCAACAAGTTTAGAAAAATCTGTAGGCGCATTTTTTTTATTATAAAGCTCTTGAGCGGCAATAACAATAGGATCTTTTTCTGTGTTAAGACCTTCAATTTCTAAAGGTTTAAACTTTTCATCCACACTGATACCATAAGGATTATCAGCCGCAGCTTTGTTTAGCTTTTCAGCTTTCTCCAGCCTCTCAATCTCTTCGTAAAAAGTTTGTTGTTCTTGAGAAGATAGTTGTGAGAAGGGAACTTCTCCAACCATAATAGAATTTAATTCTGTGTTATTATTTAGTAGACCTCCAGATTCCAATAAGGTATCTGGTGTTTCTTGAATTGGTGTAGTGCCAACCATATTTGCCTCTTCCCCAGTGGAAACGACAGACGGGTCTTTTTTTTTTAATGTACCGTCATCAACTAAAGACTGTGAACGGTTTCCATATTTTTTAACAACATCTGCTCCTTTTATTTCACTACCATTAGGACTAATATAAAATGCCTCAACATCAAAATCAATTTTAACTTCTTCTTTTTTATCAGCAGTTTTATCTGTTTGTTTAAAAGTTCCGCTATCTAACAAACTTTGAAATCTATCTCCATATTTAGATTTAGCTTCACTCTCCGTAATTACAGACCCATTAGGGGTTTCAAATAATAATTCGTCTTCCATTATTGTATGTTATTATTATTTTTTTATTGGCACTCCAAGTTCATCTACCTCAACTCCTTGTGCATCTACAAATACTTCATTTCCTCCTACAGTTGTTTTCTTTCTAGTTCCTGCTGCTCTTCCAGCTAAAAATTTACTTATTCCGTCTGCTAAAATCTTTTGAATTTGCCCGTCTAATTCAGTATTATCTACAGCTACAGAAACTCTATCCGTTTCTTCTCCGTTAGGACCTACAAAGTAGAACTCAGCAGTTGCGGCATCATATTTTACTTCAACACCAGCGCCTTGATTACCTTCTTGTTCTGCTTTTAAACTATCAAACGTACCTTGTATTGATCCTTGTAATCCTTGTAGTTGTACGGTTTCGTTTTTAACACCATCTTCTGTCCAATTGTCTTTAATGTTTTGATAAGCTTTAGATCCTGTTATTGTGTCAATTGCAGATTTATCTCCTATTTTAGTATTAACAGAAATGTCATCTATTCCTGCAACATCTACATTTTCTGTAGTCTTAACAGACATATTTCTATCTCCTTCAGAATTAAAAGTACCTGTTGGTGAATACTTATTAGCTTTAATTGAGCTATAGTTTTTTCTAGCTTCTGAAACAGAACTGTTGTCATCACGTCCTTTAAACAGTTCGTACATTTTATCTTCGTACTCTGCTTTAGATATAGGAATATATTTAGGTTCTTTACCACCTTCTTTGTATTTAGGATTAGGAGTTTGTAATGTAACTTCAAATGATTTAAATACTCCATCCCCTTTATCTACTTGATATGTTTGAGAAACTACAGTATCTCCATCTTTCTCAGATATGGTTTCATTAAACTTAAAGTTACTACTAATCATAAGGTTCTCTACTGCATTTTTAACATCATCAGACTTACCATCATAACTTCTAGTGATTTGCTTAAACAGATCCACGCCTTTATTTTTTCTATCTTGAGATTTTACTTTACTAGCTCTATTAGGATCATATTGCGCCACAGCTACACCATTAACTACCTTAACACCTAACTGTCCGTCAATAGTAGCTCTTACAATTCCTGATGCTGCTTCTTTATGTTTATCTGTTGTCTGAACAACAATACCATCTCCCTCTATTTTTGACCCTATATATTTAGGAGCTTCAACATCAGCATAAAGTGGTTTTCCATTAGAATCATATCCAGTTAAAACACTAACTAATATAGTTTTATTCATATCAATTTTTACTCCGTCAACTATTCCGCTTGCGGTTTGATTAGGATCTAATTGATAAAATTCACCACCATAATTATCGGTCAAGGCGCTTGAAACCGCTCTGTTATTAGGTAATGTTTTTTTTATAAAAGTATCTTGGTATCTAGTAAAACTAGGATTACGTCTAATATTATCCTCTCTGCTACTTCCCTTTATATATCCTGGATGGTTTGTAGAAACTTGATAAGAAGCTATAACGTCCTTACCAAAGGCTTTTTCTACAGAACTAATTACGTCTGTTTTCTGCCATCTTGAATTTTGTTTATTCAACAAAGCCATTACACTTGTTCCACTGATATTTTTATTTATCACTGGATTATCATTTTCATCTAGTACTCTTTTCTGAACACCTGTATCTTTATCAAACACCGTTTCATAAACCTCAACAACACCCATACCATCTTCACCAGATCTTACTCTAGTGTTGTTTAAGTCTCCTATAATACTTTGGTATCTTTGAAAGGCAGCCTCTCCTGCTCCAGCAACTGGTGGAATAAAAACTCCTTCGGAATTAGTATAGCCTTCTGCTCTTCTTATTGTTTCTTCTAATTCTGCTGCTGCTGCATCAGCTCTACCCTTTACAGCTTGCCAAGTTTGTTTTTGATTATTTTTAAATATATTGTAATCTCTTACAGCAAATTGCCCTCCTAAACCAGAGGTTACTATTTCTTGTTTATCGTAAGAGTCTTGTATAAATCCATCTAATTGACTAAGAGTCCAGTTAGCTATTGTAGTACTAGTTGGTATATCACCTAACTTAATATCTTTTCCTGAAGAACTTTTATCTTTTGTAGCTCCAGCTGCTTCTGCTTCTGCTCTTAAAGATCTGAGGTCTCTTATATCTGAAGCGCTTTCTTCTTTAAACTTTTGACGAGTTTCTCTTTTAGCTTGTACGTCAGCATCAATACCACTAAAAAGTCCTTGAAGACCTGTAGCTAAATCTTGACTCGGTACTCCTTTATTGCTTAATAAACCTTTCTCTAGTTTTAATTTTGCAATATCTAATCTATCCGCCATATTATTTTTTTAGTTTAGCAATAAGTTCTTCTATCGACATACCTAGACTTTTAGCCAATTCAGCTAATTGAGATTCATTAAAATCTTTACCATCTCCAATACCAGTGAAATTAGATACGGCACCTACTATATTTTTACCTACACCTCCTAAAGCACTCAAAACTTTTTCAAACCCAGTTTTTGGATCTGTTCCATTGTCTTGGGATCTAAGCTGACCATCTTTAATTATTGTTTTATCTTTAGCATCGTCTTTCGTAAGCTGCTTAGTAGCGTCTCCTTTTTTTGATTTAAAAACAGGAGTTAAAGCACTAAAAGCTTGTACACCTGCACCAACTAAATCTTGTGTTCCTGATAATGATAGAGCATTTGCATTTGCTTCCATTGCATCTGCCTCAAGTGACTTCTCTATAGCTCTTGTGTCTTTCATTCCAGAGACTAATTCGCCTTTTCTGTTACCTTCTTTAGCGGTTTGTAAATCTAAATCCATTTGGATTTTAGCCATAGTGTCTCTCGCCTCTGTTCTCGCTGAGTCTTGTGTAGCTTTTATTTTACCTGCTGTAGCAGCTACCCCTCTTTGATCTCCTTCAGCGGCTGCTTCTAATATTGTAGATCCATCTAGCGTTTGTAATTCGTTAGCGGTGTCAAATATTTGCATAGGTACTTGAACAGCCTCTAATCTGTTTTGTTCTAAATCTGCAAGAGCTTGTCTTTCTAACTCTAAAGCTTCCTCCTCTAGTCTACCTGCTTCTCTACTCTGGCTTTTTGCAGCGTCAATAGCTGAAAAACCTTTGTAAGCCATTGACCCTACCGATAAAATCGCTGATGTTACTGCTGCCATATTATAATATTTTAATCATTTCTTTGTTATATTGACCAGCCTCCAAGTAACCTTCTTCTTTATATACTTTTATAAGACTGTCCGACTTAATTAATGCGTAAGCATATTTACATTTACTTTTCTTTAACACCATCGTTAAAGAGCTTATAAGCTTTTTAAGACCTTCTTTTCTTTTTACCTTATCTTTATAATTAAAGTTAGAGATAATCCAGTCACACCATCCTACTTTTGAGTTGGTTACATAAACAAAACCTGCGCAAACAGGAATTTCTCCATCATAAACCATATACCCACCCATTCCATTTTCTGGTAAAAAATCTTTAGGTGGAGCTTTCCATCTCCAATCTCCCCACCAATTTACTAAAATTTTATCGTAATCAGTTGAGCTTAATTTTTTTATTATAAATCCCATTTGAGCAAAGATACAAAATCTATGGATAACTTTTGAAGACCTGACTATTGACAGAAAATAATTCTGTTGCAGTAGTGTCAGAGTTTGTTAAAGTAAATTCTAAATAATACCCCAACATACCAAAAGACTCTGCTACTGGGTCTTTAAGATAAACAATGTTATCTCCAGCAGATGCGTTATTCACAGGATTTAAAACTGTAACAACCCTTCTGTCTTCCGATATTGATGTTACAGGACCTAACTCAACTAAAGCTCCAGAATCAATTTTATAAGCTGTTGCACCTATATTAAGTATGGAGTCAACAGAGAAATTAAATTCAATAGCTAAAGGAGGCGCAGCAACACTACCAGTTACATTTGCACAAGTACCAACACCTTGAGTTGATCTAAGGTTTAAGTTTTCTTGATTTTGATTATATCTTATAAAACTAAAATAAGAACCTTCCTTTAAAGAAAAATAACCACTTGCTATACTTCCTTCTTGTAAATCAGTTTGAAATGTAGCATCCCAGCTAGAATCAGATTCTAATTCTATAGTTTTAAAAACTTTTGTTTGAATTGGTTGTTCATTAAATACACTTGTTATAGACGAATCATATTGAACACCATAGTAGTTATTTCTAATAGGGTTTGTGTTATGTCTATACATATCACCACCTTTAAATGTGTAAAGGTATTGATTCATACCCATAATAAAATCAGGGTAATAGCTATAGAATGACGCCCATCCTTGTACGTCTTGACTATGTGTTAGTGTATAATTTGGCATATTTTTATTTTAAGGTATTGAACAAGAACTACAATTACTATAAGGTCCGTTTCCACTATTAGCTCCTTCGTCTATTTTAGAGTTTGGAGGAGTTGAAGATATACTTATTATTGTAGCACAAGCAACAGCTCCTGATGGAGATTGTCTTACCCAAACAACATCTCCAACACTATATCCATATTGTAAAACAATTAAGTTGTTGTTTAAATAACCATCTTGTTGATCTAAATAATAGTATACAGAACCACTGTTACAATCTTGAGCTTTCCAAGAGTTAGTTCCACCACAAGGTGAACAAGGATTTTGAGCTGCTAACACACTAGATGACATTTCTCTGTATGTATTTCCAGTTGGGTCTTTATAAAAACCATCAGCTGCAATTGTTCCTGAAGTATCTGAATATATACTACTAGTAGTTAATAAGGTAGTACCATAATCAACATAGTATGTACTACTTGATGGTAAATTACAACATACATCTACTGCGGAAACAGAACTAAAAGCCAATGTTCTAGATGTATAGCACGTAGCACAAGTCTGTAAAGAACCAAGAACACTACTACTAATTTGTCTAAATTGACTACCACCTGGCTCACTATAAAATCCATCTGGAGCAACGTTTGTTAAGTTTACATCCGTATAAATATTTGTAGTATTTGCGAAAGTAGATCCAGTAGGATAATAATATTGCGATGGTGTTTGTGTTAAACAGCATAAGTCACTAGAACTACTAGCTGCATAATCTAAAGAATCAAAAGTAAAACAATCAGAACATACACTAGAACTTAATAAAGCTCCAGAAACCTGTTGTCTGTATTGACCACCAGATTGATAATAACCATCAGCAGATTTTACTGTTAAGTTCACGTCATCATAAACCGCAGTTGCAGTTAGAAAACTTACAGAATCAATATATTTATTTACTAAACTCATATTATTTATTATTTATGGACAACATTCGTCATAACTAAAATTAAATGTAAAACTTTGACCTGAACCTCCTGAATAAACTAAATCAGTTACTACGCAAGGACTAGATAAATTATTACCCGTTGTAAGGTAATTTCTCATACCAATAGAACCATAGTTACCATTGTTATTGTTTTGAGTATTTCTAAGCTCTAAAGTATTTGCTCCACCTACTACAAAGTTAGGATCAAATCTGTATGTTACCATATTATTTAAAGGACATACAAAATCTGAACTTGTAATTGTTGCAGAAGTATTTGTAGTCGCAATAAATACAGAACCAACTTGAGAGTTAGCATTTAAGTCTAACGCCCCTATGTAATTATTATTCAAGTAAACATCAAAGTTATCGTCTTTAGCTGAATTACTATTACATACCTGAAACACTAAAGTTCTATCTGGACAAACTGGAGCGTCTGTACCACAATCACAACAAGACCCTTCAGAACTTGTAGCGTTGTAACAAAGTTCAATTGGCGTAGCTACTCTATAATCCCAAACCAAATATAAATAATCATCATTAGATGCGTTAGTATATGTAAAGCTTGATTGATAAGTATTACTACCCACATTGGTAATTGGTGTTGCAGTATTTAATAAAGGTATTAATGTATTTACATCAGCCTCGTCATAGTTTGTGTTTGAAACTAAATACTTTAACTTATCAGACAATGGGTCAAACGGAAATGTATCTCCGCTTAACTGTCTGTTTTGCATAGTAACTGTTGCTCCATCAGGTGGTATTGTACCAAATGAAGAAGGACCAGTTTGAGACTCAAACAAAGAAACACCATCCTCTTCTAAAATAACATTGTCACTTTGATAAGGGCTTATTGTAGTTCCATCAGACCACTTATATCTTACACTTGAAGTTAAAGTAGCGTCTCCTGAAGAATTTATTACTATTCTTTTTACTGTTAAATTTTCTGTTTGAGGACAACCTATTTGTAAAGAATAAGTTGCTGCTGTTGGTGTTACAGTAACTTGTGCAGTAGTTGGAAAAGACTGACCTTTATTCCAGGTAACAGTTCCAGAGCCGCTAATTGTTTGATTAACAACACTAACACCATTATAATTTACAAGAAGTGTTGCGCTTCCAGAATCAAAATTATAAACACAAGCAATATCACCTATTGTTGAAGTACAATCTAAATTAAAAGTTATAGCCTCGCTTGAATTGTTTTGTCTAAGTTCATAACCACAATCTCTTTCTACAGGAGGAGAAGGTACTGGATCAGTATTGTTTGTTAAAACAAACTCATTCATATAAGGGTCATAACCACCTAGCTTTTGTGTATTAAAGTTTTCTGTAAACAAATCTCTAAACCAGCTACGCATACCTAAAGAAGATATTACCTGAAGCTTATCTGACTTTGCGCCTACACCACCCCTAATGTTTATTACAGAGCTTCTTTTTGCATCTGTAAAATACACGTCATAACCATAAGATGTAAAACTCTCAGGATTATTACTTATACCATACTCTTCTATTCTAGCTAACTGAGTTCCTAAAACCTCTGGAACAGATGTTATAGCTCCTCCAGCAGCAGCATCAGAAAGTAAATTTTTTCCTACAAGTACGTAAGATATTTTATCTTCCTGTAAAGTAAGTATATCAGTTTGTCTTGAATGTAATTTTCTAATAGGACCATAAGAACTTTCTAATGTTTTAAAATTAGATAACCCTAAATTAAATTCATTAAGCTTATTTATATTAGACTCTTTGTTATAGTTTCCACTATATGTTATATCACTAAAACGTAAAGTTTCTTTGTACTGTTCTTCAGATACTGAAGTAACTTTTTCTCCAATAGTAAAACTAGGAGTTGCTAGTGCATCTAAAACCCTATTTGATTCTACTCCATTCCCAAAAGTAAAGCAATTGCTAAAAGTTAAATTTACTACAGCAGGCAAGCTTACTGTTTGGTCTTGATCAGTGTCATTAGTTCCTGATTGATGATACCCTCCAGATATATTAAATACTTGTTCGTTTTCATAATAAAGCTCTGTATTCGCATCTTTTGCTTCAGTCTCAAAAACCATAAGAGTAGTTGCTCTTTGAACTACAATCTCTATGTTTCCATAAGAATTTCTTTTATCAGGTGGATTACATTGAGGTGTTCCGTTCTGTCCAACTAAATACATTTTACCATTAGAAGCGTCTGTCTGAAAAGAGTAATAAGACTGACCGCCACCTGCTAAAGAAGTAAAGTAAGGGTATAAAGTACTAGGTTGGTTTATATTATTTATAGTACTATCAGATCCAGCTGATTGACCATTTGTTAAGTCAATATTATCTCCTTCAACAAAAGCATACATACTATCATAGTCTTGACTAGCTGTAAAGGTTTTATCATATAAGTACTGTCTGCTACCACACTTGCTACCTCTTTTATATCTTTGCTCTCTTAATTTTATTTGAACAATACTACCCGCTGGTATAGTGTATGGAATAAATTCATCTGTAGGTCCTGTTGTGTCTGGATTAGGAATAGAAACATCATATCTAACAGCACAATAAGAACCTTTACATCCTTTTTCTCCATAGTTTATAAAAGCATTTTCTGGTGAAGCAGCAGAAAAATTACTTGGTCTAAGTTGCATATAGACTCCTGTTGGCTGACCACAAGTGTCATCAACTAAAGTACCATCACTATTTCTATCACACAACCAATTTTCTACTTGACTACCATAGTCAAGAACTTTTGTACTAACACACCTTAAAACAGGTCCATTAGTATCAGACTTAACTTTTAAGTTTTCATTTAAAACTACTTTAGTTTTATTATCACCCTCTAATTTAAACCATACATTCCCCGTTTCTTCTTCCTGAAAAAATATGTTTGAGTACACTGTTCTGTATTCATCCTTAGATGGTTTTAAAACAAACTTGTATTTAGTAGCCCAATAAGGAGGGTAACTATTTAAAGTAACTTTTATTGTATTTTTTGTAATAGAATTATCGCAAGGAACATATATTGTATTATTTGTATCGACTAAAGCTGTACTTGCTCTTCCATAATCATCCTCGTATACAATACCTACCTCATAATCCCTGTCACTATGTAAGCTACTTTTAGATGAACTTAAACTATATAAAAATTCTGATTGAAGAACAGTAAAATATTCATATGCAAATATTCCTAAAGGAACAGCAGGAGATACACTTACATCATATTTTTCATATTTAATAGCTTGAGCTGTTAAAGAGAATGTGTTGCTACCTGGTGTAGAACCTATTGACATACCTTGGTTTGTTCCCGATAAACCAAAACCTACTTTATACCAGCTTGTTTTTGGCACTACCGAACAGTTAATTAAATCTGTAATAGATGTTCCACTTGTACATCCTGTTGTACAAAATGGAGGAAAACAAGTTGAGTCTGAGGGTGCTACAAATTCAGATATTGCAGCAACAAAACCTGGTGAAGTTACTAGGTCGTGTGCATTTGCAAAGTCTTCTTGTAAGTTGTATAAAAATGTGTTCTCAAACTCATTTAAAGGCTCTGTTCCATCAACATATTCTGATGCGCCTGAAAATTGTGAATGACCTAAATTAAAGTCAATACCTATTTGAGCGCCTGCTTTTAAATCATATCCAGATATATCATAACTAGCAGTACCATTTATAATATTTACTGAACCATTTATAGAATAGTTGAAGTCACTATTTACTGATGATGTTTGATCAGATGATAAGTTTTCCGTAATTAAATCTAATTCATAATCTAAGTAAACATCTTGACCATCAGAATTAGTTATGTCATATCCATCAACATAGTTTCCATACATCAGCCTGTTACCCATTAATGTTTGTGCTTGAGCTATTCTTGGAACATTATCAAACAATCTAATCATTTGAGCTTCAGGAAGTACTGTATATATTTTTTGATTTGTAAATTGAAAAGTTTGTTCTACATTATCTAACCATCCTTGATCAAGCTTATTAAATCTTTCTATTACATTTACTGTTGTAAAGTTTGTTGATTTAAATAATAAATCTATTCCTTTAACATTTTTAGTCCCTGTATTAAATTTAACAATAACACTATTATATACATTTTCCATACCTATATTGTCATAGGTAGAATAATTTAATTGAAAAGGACCAGGTGAAAATGATATAGGTGAAAATGGAGACATAGCCGAATACTCATTATCTTCATATTGGTATCGGTATGCAAAAGAAATCATAATTTCTTTCATATAATTTTCTCCACCACCTTGTTGAGTTGGTGTTAATGTAGGCGCAAATAATGGAGGCGCAACAATAACTCCTATATCTTGTTCTGTAATTTGATCAACGTCACTTATAGGATATTGATATGTTCTGCTAACATTTATTTTTCTAGGAGGATTTAAATTGTCTGTAAAAAACAATAAACCATCTATAAGATTAACTCCTGTTATTAATTTTTTGTCATTAAAATTTAAAACACTAGTAGATATTACGTGATAAAAAAGAGAATCATTTTTTGTGTCGTAAGAAACAATCATATCTACAACTCCAGTACTAGAATTTGTATTAGCTGGATCATTTACAAACCAATACATAGTTTCATTACCTCCATCTTCATAAGCGCCTATACACTTTGCTTCATTACTTAGCGCCTGACCTTCATAAGTTAAAGTCGTCAACCTAGTATTTCCTAAAGAGTTTTCTACAGCGCCTATTTCTGTGTTTTCTGTAGAACCAAGTCTACAATTTTGAGCATCAATATATTCACCTTGAGGAACTAATCGTTCATCAACGCTTTTATTCATTCTCCCTTTTATAAAATTTCTTGTAAACTGTGGCATATTATTTCAACCATTTATCTTGACCTCTTAGATTCATCAACAATCTTCCTGGATGTATGTTACTTAATCGTATTTTTGCATTTCTTAATAAAGCTGACTTTTCTTTCTTAGCTCTATTTATAATATACTCTTGCACCCCGTATTTGCTCGTTAATATAGCATATTTTATGTATGCGTAAATAAAATCTTCAAATAGTTTGTTTAAATTTATTTCAGAATCTACTCCATTCTCCATACCATCTGAAACATATTCTAAAATAACTAGCTTATCTGCTGCTCCAGAACTAAAGTTTATAACACCTGAAGCCTTGTTAATTTTAAATGTAGGGTTTGAGTTAGCTGTCTCTGTGTTAAGACCATAACGTTGACCAACGCTATAATCAAAATACCAAGACCCATCTATATTGTAACCCATATTGCCATCTTGACTGCTGTTAGCATTTAAGTAAAGACTTTTCTTTCCACCAGATATTCTGTCCATATCTATAGTAGAGTTTTCTGGTTTTAATATATTTCCATATTCATCAAACAATATCTTACAGTCATTTGCCTGCAAGTAAGCATTACTCCAGTTAGTTTGAATATTTTCTGTTAATGGCATAAGAACACCATTTTGATATATTGATACCCTAACCCAATTTACATAATCAGGTGGAAGTACATATCTTAATTGATCACAAACACTTAGTTCTAAAACTTTTATTTCTTTCATAGCATCGTAATTCAATTCTTGAATACCTCGCTTTGCGTGAAATAAAATATTATATTTTTCTACATTGTTTATTAGCTTGTCATTACCAACATACATTAGCATAAAATTATTTACTATATCGTCTAATGATACAAATTGGTATGACCCCCAGTTTGAATTCGTAGGATTAACTCCTCCGTTTTCATAATATTGATAGTCTGTTATATATGCCATTTCTTATGATTGTTGTTGATTATCTTCTTGTTCTTGAATATTTCCAAAAGTAGCTATATCATTTTCTCTTATTGATACACCTGCATATTGCAATATCTTATTTACTAAATTAGGTTCATCAGAATCAGGAAGTTCAAAGTCTTGATAATCTGCCGCACCTTCATCAAAAACAGGCTCTCCACCTGTTAGTGTACTATATGTCCAGTTAGGATCTAACGGGTATCTTATATATTGTGATAAAACTTTACCAGCTCCAGTTATACTTTCAGGATATACAGTTATAGTATTCCCAATAGCCGTACTAGTACCACCTCCTAAAACATAAGCAGGATATGAAACGCTTGGCGATGTTAAACTAGAAGAGTTTAAATAAAATATTTTATTTTGAGAAACTCTTTCTATTTCTCTTATGCCTGCTGTTGTCACAATCGTATATGAATTACCTATTGTACTTGCAGTACCAAATGGATTACCAGATAATGTTAATTGAGTCTCTGAATCCACACTAACTACATATGCACCAAATCCAGCGTATATACTATTTGCTGAAGTGTTTGATATAAATTGTCCAGGAACAACAGTTCCTGTTGTTATAAACGTTGCATTAGCATCAGTAAGCGTATTTAGTCCAGCTGCTGTGCTAGTAGATGAAAATATAACGTTAGGATAATGGTTTATTTTATTTATTAAGTAATAGTTTTCAGGAAGATTATATAAGTTTATACCATTATTAATCAACCCTCTTGTCTCAGAAAAACTATCAATAACCTCTACTAATCCTTTTAGTATATCTGCATATTCACTACCAGAAACTCTGGCGTTTTGCTTTATAATCCAACTATTATATTGATAAAAATAGTCTTCAAAAATATCTAATTGAGCTTGCTTTGCATATAAATTAAAATCACTAGGAGTTATATATCCGTAATTGTTTTTATTCGCAATCGACAATACTGTTGCTCTTACTGTGTTAATCATTTCAAATTGTTATTTAAACAAAGATACGAAAAAAAAAAGAGGCTTCATTTTAGTGAAACCTCTATAACATTTAAACAATTAATTGCATTATTATGCAATACTTATTCGTCTAGTTTTTTTAATCTATTACTTAATAAAGTGAATACTGCCTGCCCTTCATCACTTTGAAAGAACGATGCCAATATAAATAAAGGATCTTCTCCATAAGGAACAGTTAGTAGTTTTTTCTTGTTTTGTTTTAAATTATAATAAACATCTTTTTCATTTTTCATTATAATTAAATTGTTAGACAAAAATTGAGAACATTTATTTTGTAAAATCAATAAAGGATCATTAAGAGATTCTAAAAAATCTTGAGGGTATCTTTTTGCAAATAACCTTATATCTCTTTTTAATTCTGCCGAACTAAGCTTGTCCACATTTAATCCAATCACAACCCTACCAATGGTTTCCATAAGCTCTAAGCTTAATCCTTTAGCAGATACTTGAGCTTCAAGCTCCATATCTAAGGTGTCAACATCAGCAGTAGCATCAACCTCTTTGTCTACCTCCATAAATAAATGTCCGTTAGATGGGTGTAATGATAAGAACTGTTGTAATACTGGATTTGTTTTAGGAACAAATAAAAACCCATCTTCAAATACGATAGGTTCTAGGATGGCGTTACCATCTTGTTCATCCTCGAAAGGACTCTTTTGATTTCTTGCATAACGAAGCGCTCTGTTTACTCCTTTGTCTTCGTCAAAATACATTAAAGGTGATCGTCTGCTATTTCTAGCTGGTATCATTAAACTTAAAGGAGCAACATCTCCTTTTAATTTGTAAGTTTTATTAACTAAAACTATTTTTTTTGTGTTTTTCATTTGATTTAAATTAAAGTTTATAAAAGTAATAATTACCCCCGTCTTTATAACGAGGGTAAAAATTACAAATTGTTATTCTTATTGCTTGAATAAGAAGAAGTTATTAGCACCTAAAGTACATAAAGCTCTTTCTGATAAGAAGTTTACTTCCATTGCATCTAAGCTAGAAGTAGCTGCTCCACCAGCAGAACCTGTAATCCAAGTTTTATAACGTCTGTCTTCAGTTTCTGAAGCTCTGTATCGAACGTGTAAGAATGGTCTCTTAGCGTTTTTACCAAGTACTTGGTCATAAACTGTAGTTGAACCAGCTGGTACTAAAATACCATTGATTTTTCCACCTTGTAGTCCACCTCTCATTGTTGGGTCATTTAAGTATTTCCAGTCAGACTTGTAAAAGTCGTATCCTCTACGGAATCCTGTAAATCCTAAGTTCAATGCCATATCTTTGTCATTGTCAAATAATCCGTAAGACGTACCATTTGCTCCATAAGAATTCTGAGAAGCTAACATATCATCAATATCAAATCCAAACTCTCTGTTTAAGAAAATAACATTTTCTTCAATAGATCCTTGTTTGTCTAATCTTTGGATAATAGAATCGAATTCAGCTAATGTACTTGGGTTTCCACCTGACAATACATTACCTCTATTGTTTACTACATAGAATAAACCTTCAGATCCTTTGTTACCAACTCCTGAAGCTACACCTGCTGCGATTGCTGCAACACCACTTCCTGCGATTGCTGGAACTGCTTCTACCATAGCTGTCTCTAAATAGTCTTCGAATCTTAATCTTGTTTCGTGTTCAGACTTTAAGTACCATAAGAAACCAGTTGCACCGTTTTCTGTAGTTACCTCAATCCATCCAATTTGAGCCATATCAGATCCTGATACTGCGTATTTATCTTTTATGATAATTGGTGAATTGCTGTAAATATCATCATCAGCTTCTAATTGACCTTGCATTCCGCTTGTTCCTTTTTGGAACTCAGAACCATATACAAATAAAGAAGTAACAACATCTGCTGCTACTGCTTGACCAGCTGCTTCATAATAAGCTACAGTGATTTGAGCGTTAGCCATATCTACCGCAGTAATTAATGCTTTGTTAGTTAAAACTGAAGCATTTGTGTTATCAGAGATCATAATTGTTTGACCTACTCTTAAAGCGATTGATCCGCTACCTGGTACTAATACGTCACCAACAGTTAATACTGCTGTGTCCGATCCCGCAGCTGCTGCTGAAGTTACGTCTACATATTTAGTGTGTAATCTTCCTTGCTCTGCCCATTTGATAAGGTCTGAGTTAGAAGGCATTTCAGCACCTACCATTCTTAAGAATGATGCTACTGTTCTGTTTCCATATCTTTCAAATTCTTTTTCGTAAGTATCTGGTAAATATTGATTTAAGAAATCAAAATTAGTGATATAGTTTGTTTGTAATACTACTTGTTCTGCACTAGGCTGTAGTGCGAAAGTAGGATTTGCTGCAATTTGTCCTGCCATTTTAAAATTTTTTAATTGTTAATTATTTTTGTTTTTACTCCTTATTCGCAAACCTCTTCCTGAATCTGTACTAACCGCTCTTGCTTGAAACCCTTTCTGTGGAGACGATTGAGGTGTTTGCCTCAAGCTCATATTAATGTTTTTACTTTTCTTCGAAACATCTCCTATGGCGTCTGCCTTTCCTTGCTCATAAAAATACTGAGCTAGTTTATCTGGGTTCATTGCTGCGTTTAATGCTTTGTGCCAACCTTGTGCATCATTAACTAAACCATCTTCGCCTATGTACTGATTTATAAAACTCTGTACATTGACTTGTTTTGATTTAATCTCATTTGCATCACCAGACGAATAAATTACATTTTTATCTCCAACTTTGAACTCAAAACCTTTGAACTCGGAGTTAAAAACCTCATCTGTTTTTTTCTGAAAGTACTCAGACTTTCTTTTGTTGGACTCTACTTCAGTTTGAGCCTTTTGAACATATTCCTTGTAAGCATTGATTTCTTTAAGTTGTTCTTCCGAATACGAACCCCCACTTGACTCAAGAGGAGTTTTATATGTTTCCGATAGCTTACTTAAATATTTCTTAGCTATTGCAAGTTCTCTTTTTTTAGATATATTTTTTTTCTTTATATCTCTATCATCATCCACCTCTTCATCATATCCAAACTTATCTTCCATAAGATATTCAATATCTTCAGAATCTAAATCTGATTCAGTTAAAGAATAATACTCTTTTAGTATCTGGTCATCTTCTAAATTATCATAGTTTTTATTAGCTTTGATAAAATCTTCAAACCCTCTACCTGTTTCTTTTTTAAAGTCTAAATACTTAGAAACCTCATCAGGCAATGGATTGTTTTTTTCTTGTTCAGAAAACAATTCATCTACTGAAGAAATATCTTTATTATATCTTTCTTTAATATAAGAAAGTACATCCTCATCTTTTATTTCTGGTAAATCAGTAACATCTTGATCTACTTTAGTTTCTTCTACTATTGTTTCTTCTACAGTGTCACTTGTTTCTGAAACATTTTGATTGACATCAGATACTTTTAAACTTTCTTCGTGCTTATCTAAAAGATTCTGTTCAACTTCTTGTGTTGATTTCTCTTCTATTGGAGAAACCTCTTTTACTTGTTTGAATTCCATTTGATTTTATTTTTGTAAAGTTAACATTTATTTAAATATATTATTTTAGGAATTATATGTTACCATATCTACGTTTATATGTCCATATAATTTTTTTACTTTTACCTAAAATACTTTTCTTTTCGACCCTAGTATTAAAATCATCACGAGCTTGATTTAATTGAGGACCACTTAATTTTTGCATAATATTATCACCTTGGTTCAAACTCCGCTAAATCAAAACCATCTAAGCTATCTTCCTTAGATTCGAAATTAACTGGAGCTAAATTATTTTTACGTTGTTGTATTAATTTTGATTGTTCAGTATTTGCTTGACTTATTCTTTCAGCCTTTGCAGTTTCTCTCTGATCTTCTCTTTTAGACATTGCTTCTACCTCAACTCCTTTAAGTTTCATTTGTAGATCAAACTCTAATTTCATTAACTCTGATTTTATAGAAGCCTCACCTTGCATTTTTTGTACTTGAAATTGCATATCGCTCTGCTGTAATTGAACCTTAGCTTGTGTTTCTGCTTGTAGTTTTTGCATAGCTGCTTGAGCTGCCATTTGCTGAGACTGTTGATTTATTTGAGCCTGCTGTTGAGCTGCCGCTGCTTTTGCTTTTTCCTCTGCTTCTTGTTTTCTTTTTCTTTTTAATTTAAGAACTTGATTTGCAACCTTTAAGTTTTTAATCTCTCTAATATCAATAGCATCCTCTAAATTTATAGAATCTCTTTGCAATGCCATTTGAATATTTTTTTCAAGCATTGCTTTTTCTTCTTCATCAGGAGTTACCTCAATAAAAATACCAAAGTCACTTAAATATAAATTTGTTATTTCATTTAATACAGAAACATTGTATTTACCAATTTGGTTTATAAACTCTTCTTTAAAGTCAGCATACTCTAAAACATCAGCTATTCTTGATGACAACGCAGTTGCTAAATTTTGAGTAATACTTAAACCTGCTTGTAATATATGTCTTGTAGCTGTATTACTATTTAATGCAGCCATTTTTTGTAATCCTACTAATGAATTTTCATTAGGTAAAGATCCGTCTCTAGCCTCGTTTAGTCCAGTTACATCTCTCATCATATTTAAGTAATGATTATATGTACCTATTAAACTTTGTATTTTAGACTGACCAGAACTAGCTGTTAATTGTTGAATTGGAACTTTAGCCTGATTATAATCTCCATCCTGAGTATAGCTTCTACCTATAACAGAACCAGTTTGAAAATACATTCTTAATGCATCCTCTGGATTATAAGCAGCTCCAGTACCAAGATCAACTTCATTTAATCCATCTGCATCTATAAAGACACCATCAGGTACAACCTTAGAAAGTACTTGTTGTAATTTTAAATGTGTAATCTGAATTAAATCAGCAAACGTAATCATACGTCTTACTAAAGATTCAACAACACCTTTATACATTCTAGGTGCGCAAGCTATAAACTCTGGATATACATTTTGACTAGCTGATTGTGGTCGTGCCATATTTTCTGCCATTTCCCACTTCAGCATAATGTTAGTACCCATAACCATAACTCCCTCATACCATACGTCAATAGTTTTAGAAACTTTTTTAAACTTACCCTCTTCCATCATTTCAACAGAAGGATTAAAATCATCTGTTTTTTCAATAACTTTTTCAGCACCTACATTATTAATTTTCTTTTTATAAGTAAATGTGTTTGTGGTTTTGTAATTAAAAAACAAAACTGTAGCGCTATCTTTACTGAATAAACTATTATTATAAAACTGAGATGTATTGTGATAATCGTACCAGCTTTGACTGTACTTAGAAATTTCTTCCATATCCTCTTTAGTAAGAGTTGGATCTATTTTCTTCAATTCAATTATTGGTAGTGTTTTTATTTCACCCCAATAGAAACAATCTTTAAAATGAGGATCTTCAGTATAGCTATAAACTAAATTAGCTGGATCTACATAATCTATTTTTATTCCATCACCAGGTAAAAAAGAATGTCTAGCTACAGATATACCTAAAACTGTTTGATCGTAATCTAAACGTCTTTTTATTTCTAAATATTTATTTTCTTCAAATACAGTATTTATAGCTTCTTCTTCTGCTATTTCTATTGATGGTTTATATTTCATCTGCATATGTAGAGCCAATTCCTCACTATCGTTAGGTAACTCATCTACATTACTAGAAAAAGCATTAATATCAAAATCTTTATTTACTTGTGTAATTAATTCTTTAGAAGCCATATCAGCAGCTATCATACGCTGATACTCATTTCTTCTGTCCATAGACATAGCGTCTTGTGCATACGCCTTTACTTGAAATATCCTATCTGACATTCCGTTAACAACAATATCTACAAACTTTGGAATTATAGGAACAGGAGTCCAGTCAAGATTTAAGTAACTTAAATCACCATCCACTGCTAATTCGTTTTTATATTTAGATACAGACTGTTCTCCTCTAGCATAAAGTCTTAACCTATGAAAGTCTCCCCATTGATTGTAAAACCTATTTGTATTTCCGTCTTTTCTAAACCACTCGTATTGTATGGCTTGCCCTATTTGTAATCCAAACTCTAGAGTCTTCTTTGTTGAATCAGAAACAAACTGACTTGGAAAACCCATAGGATTAATGTCTATTTTTACATCTTGCATTTACCTTATAATTTTGCTGTAACTTCCCTTATTGTCATATCTTGCAAAGTTAAACTTTATTTTTGACTCTTTTTTAACGGCTTGATACAAATGCTTTTGTATAGCCATTAATGCTAACCCAGAACTAATTGTTGCATCAAACTTAGTTCTATTATTAATATCAAACCTAGCCCAATCCTCTAAAGTACGACTAAAATACATATTTCCAATTAAATCAGGGTCTCTATAATCTCCACTAAAATCAATTCCTACATATTTTTCTATATAAGATTCTATAGCAGCAGCGTGAGACTGCTTAACATCTTCGCTTGAATTTGGTATACCTCCTAACTCTTTTTCAGTTTTAGACAATTTATTATATGCTTTATCAGGTCTATTTATACTATACCCTCTATAGCCTCTGTTTTTAAAATGATACAGCAATCTAGGTTTATTATTCTCAACTAAAATAGGCATACCATAAAACACACAAGCCATTAATACTTCTTCAAAAAATATCTCAGCAGTTTGAGGACGAGCTACATATTCTAAAAAAAACTCATTGCTAGGAGCATCATCCATATTAAATCTAGTAACTCCGTGAAGAGCGCCATTAGATCCTCCACCTCCAACAGTTCCTGATATATCATAACTATCACAGCCAAACGCACCTATATGATCATTACCTGGAAACTTTCTGCCGTTCTTAATATAACTATTATTTTGCAATTGTTTTTTAGGTGTCCAGGAAATTAAAAACCTACC